ATTTTGAAGAAAATATATGTATTGTGAAAGAATAAGTCCATATTCAGCTATCTCTTCTTTTGTTTTATTTTTGATGTCTTGTACAGATATACTTACTATATCGTCCACCTTTGACCAATCTATATTTTTATAATTTACTCCTATAGATTTTGTATATTCTTCCATCTCTGAAATATATTTATTTAATTCTGATTTAAAATTATTTTCCATCGTAAATCTCTATTAGCTTTAAATTATTTAACTCGCAAAACTCTTTCTTTTTCTTATCTACTTCTTGTTGTTTATGAAATTCTATTTTTGTTTTATGAAAAAATTTAACATGATTAATATGCTGTCTTCCATTTACTTCAAAAACTAAACCAAGCGAAGGTATTAAGAAATCTAAAAAAAATCCTTCTCCCTTTATATATACTTCTTCGAAAATATTTTCTAATGGATATTTATCAAATAATTCTTCTCTTATTTTTTCTTGAAATTTTGATTTACAATAATTGCTTCTACTTGTTAAATATTTTTTAAGATTTATCTTTATTTCTTTACCATTTAACAAAATTATATTCATGATATAGAATTTGACAATAACATTTTTCTTATCTCATTTTCTAATTGTTTCATTTTATCTGGATTGTTGTTAAGAAATTCGCAAATACCCTTCATTCCTTGCATTTTTACGGCATTTCCATCTTTATCTAATATGGTCGTAATTGAGTACCAAGAGCCAGCCTTTTCTATTACGCCAAGATTTTCGGCATTTGTAGCTATATCTCTTGCTCTGTCTATCCCAGATCCAAACCTTAGTGGGACAGCACATGGCAGATATGGTCTTCCTAGTGCAGAACAAACTACATTAATTTGTAAATCTTGCCCAAGTGGGGAATTGGTTTCTGTATCTTTATCCCATAATTTAACCCAATTCACGTTAAGCCAGACTGAGACGCTATACTGAACACCCATTCCCCCTTTTTCTACCCATTTTTTGCCATTTGGATCACGATTTGTTATTAATTGAGAGATAAATATAAGTATAATATCATTATTATCTATTATTTGTTGCATTCTTCTAAAGAATGATGATAATAATTTAGCTGATCCAGCCATATCTCGTGACTCGCCTATTGCTTCTGAACTTTCTGCAAGTGTAGAAAGCATTGCAAGACTATCTAATACTATTACCGCCTTCTTGTTGTCTTTAATTGTTCTTTCTAATATATTAAGCCAATCTTCGCATGTGAAGTTCTTTTCTTCTGTTGATTGTATTATTTTTAGTTTTGATGTATCAAGGCCGTTTATTGTGCCAAGAAGCTCTTTAGATATTCTTCTTTCAATATTCATGTAAAATGCAGGACGATCTAAGTCTATAGCATTCTTTAATATTTCTAGGCAAATAGTGCTTTTCCCAGCCTTTGGTTTGCCAGACAATAAAACTGTTACTCCGTCTGGTATTCCTCCATTTAATCCAATGTCTAAAGACAATACTGTTGGTAATATATCTCTTTTTCTATGGATCATATCGTCTGCTTTTATTAGAACATTCTTGCCGTACTGTCGCTCTAAAAAGCTATCAAAGCTTTCAGACTCTATGCTTTTCTTTTTAGCCATTTTCTATCTCTCTCAATAACGATTTCTTAGTTTTTAATATAGGACCAATAAATTTTGCGTTATCTTTAGCGTTGAATATAATATCTTCTTTATATCCGCTTGATCTTGATTCTTTTTCAGATATTGTTTTTATAATTTTTTTTATAACAAATGCTAATGTTTTTTTTGCACATAAAGATTTTATTTTGGATGTTTTTATAACTTCTATTATTGATTTTTGATTTATTGGTATTTCTATATCTATATCATTTTTTTTTAAAAGATTTATCAGATTTGAAACACCCTTTATTTCTCTTACATATTTTGATTTCCAATAACCCGGATCTTTCCAAAATCTTGGACTTAGCCTTGGATTTAAATTTGTGCAAACAATTTCTATAACATAATTTTTAAAATCAACATTTAATCCTGGAGTAGTTATAGACTCAAATGACTTATCCATTTTTAATCAGGAAAAATCCTGCCTTGTTCTCGTTTCTGACTTCCTTTTCAAATATCTTGTGTTCATCTAACCATGTTAGATAAACTTTTCCACCGTTTAGATGTCCTACGCACATTAGTTCTTTAGATTGATTTCCAGGCCATATAGCCATCTTACGCTTACCAAAACAATATCCTTCCTGATTTTTTGGCATTGGTATTATTGAATTTTGGCCATAATATTCCATGCCAATTATTTTTAACTCAGGATTTTTTTCTAGAAATAGTTTTAATCTAAGCCAAGAATGAACATCTCCATCTCTTTCTTGTTGAAAGATTATTTCATTATTGTTCAATAATACAGTGTAGTATGGGAAAGATTTTGGAGTCTCAAAAGATACTAATTCTTTATTCAGCATTCTTTTTTCCTCTTTTCTTTTTAATATCTTGTGGAGTTAATGAGGCTTCTTTTTCTGTCATTACTACAGCCCCATGTTTATCACTAAGTTTTTTGTTTGGCTTCAATGATAGAACAGAACTATCGTTTGATTTTTTATTTTGCAGTTTGATAAATTTGTCGTATAATTGAACAGCGCAGTTTATCACGTCTGTGCCGTCATATGCTCCCATATGCCCTACCATTTCTTCCTCACAAAATTTACGAAATTCACTTTTATTATTTTTCGCCATTTGAAAAACTCCTTTGTGCTATTCTTAAATCCGCCTTGTTCTTATGTTTTAAAAACTTCACATAAAAATCATAACAATTCTTACTACAACTTCTTAATATAAATTCCTTACCACCTTTAGTATTATCTTTTTTATTTGTATCTAATAAGCAGTCACAAATATTAAAAAGATCTGTTTCAGATGATAGAACATAATGCGTAAAACTTATTTTTTTTGCGTAAACTGTAGTTCCATCTGATATTTCTATATCCCCATGCTCTGTTTTTATTTCTTTTATTTCATTTTTCATTTTCTTTTTACCTCAAAATGCATAGCGTAAAAACGATTAGACTCTGATAACTCTATATACGTTTGATCATCTATAGCGCCAACAGAAAATTTCCCTTCAACAAAGGCTTCATTTTCTCTTCCACAATAACATTTTATTCCAATATTTGTCCGTAAAGGTTCAAAAAGATCCTTCATCAGTTCTTCATTTGTCTTTAAAATCTCAAAAGCTATTATCGCTTTATCGCAATTACTACATACAATTTCCATATTATACCTCTCCAGTATTTATATATTTATCTGGATTTTTTAATATATCGTTTCTTATTTTTCCATCTTCGGATGATCTATAAAAAGGAATTTCCTTAGTTTTTTCTACTTTTTTTCTTTGTCCAGTTTGTCTGCACGGAGTTTTCGTCCCTTTAATAATTACAGCACCACCTCCGCTTATAAGCTTTTCTACATTATCACTTCCACAATTTATACATTGTTTTTTTTGGGTATCTGACATTGAAAGAAACAATTCGAATTCTTCCATACATGACAAGCACGAAAATTCATACGTTGGCATTATATTGCTTCTCCGATTAATATTATATTTATTATAGCGTCTGAATCTTCTGGTACAAAACTGTGATCTTCTGATAAGTTAACCTCATCAAGATATTTTAGACAATCACAATCTACTTCTGTAATCAGCAATTGTATTTTCCCAGTTCCTTTGCAGTCTAAACAATTTGGATCTGGTTTATACAAACTAAGCATTTTGTCCTCCTTTTGGATCTACTGTCGGGGGTGGCGGAGGAGAGACTCCACCATATAAATTCACTACATAATCAACTAAATCGGCAAAAGCATTATAGTTGTCTTGATTGTCATTTTTATAAATAGGATTTTCTGTCAAAAAACTATTTACAATATTTTCTGATTCTTTACTCATGGAATCCCCTTAAACGTGTGTTTTATTTTTTCTTACATATTTAGATAAATTATTTTTAACGACACATACGCCATTATAATTAATAAAATCTAATTCATTAATCTTATTTTTTATATCTGTTTGTGTTTTTGGATGACTTTCTTTTATTGCTTTTGTTACTAAATTCAACATAGTATTTGTTTTAGACCATTTAATAAAAAGACCAATAGCTATAAGGAATATAATAGCCATAGAACAACAACCAATTATTACTGCTGTTGTTCCTGTATATATGTTTTTTGCTATTACCTTTTTCTCTGTTTTTATTACACTATTATCATTTCTTACTTCGTTTTCTTTTGATACCGGAGAATCACCGGCATCTCCATTAGAAGAATCAACTATCGTAGAATTACTTTTTGGACTTGCCAATTTTACTGGAAACTCGCAACTAAATAACAATATAGATAGTAGACCAAATATCATACTCATTCCTAATAATGGGTCTATATTATTAATTATTCTTTTTAACATTTCTTTTTCCCTTTTTGAAAGCTTCATCAACCAATGAATCTGCTTTTTGATTTTTATTTCTTGGTATCCATTTCATGCTCCATGATTTAAAACTTTCCAAAAGACCATGCACAACGTCCCTATGTTCTTTTAATCCCTTTTTATAACATTCAAAATCACCATTTATCTGTTTTGTGCAAAGCATAGAGTCGCTCAGTATCTCTACTGTATCAACACCCTCTTCTATACATCTAGTCAATCCTGCAATAATAGCTCTGTACTCTGCGATATTTGACGAGCCTACGCCAGTCTTTTTAGAAACTTCAAAAATAACTTTGTTAGTTTCTTTATTTATACATACAAAACCAATAGCTGTTTTGCCATCACGAGAACCACCGTCTGTAAAAAGAGTTACCTCTAACATCTCTTGCTCCCAGGGCAGATTTCTTTAAAGTTACAATACGAACAGGATCTTATATTGTCCGTCATTTTAAAAAAGTCTTTATTATTTCGATTCTCATGTGCCTCATCTAATTTTTTATATTCAACCTGAATCACTTTTAGCTGATTTTTAACAGCAAGCATATCAATTAGTGTATGCGGGAAAGAATCATCTCCTTCTGATCCAAACAGAGCTAAATATGCTGGTATTATTACTATATCTTCTAATTTTTTAGCCCAACCTATTTTTAATGCATACATAGCATAGCTGACCAACTGGGATATAGTATCGTCGACCACTTTTCCTGTTTTCCAATCTGTAATATATAATTTACCATTATATTTAAAAGCAAAGTCTATTTTAACTGATATTTTTTCTCCAGTTTTTGTCTCAAATTGTTGAAATTGTTCCAACGGAAGAATATCTCTAGGAGATAATTTCTTGATTGTCTCTAATAATTTTGATTTATAAAAAGATCCAACACAAGATAACGCTTTTGTCCTATATTCTAAAAGCTTTTCTTTTGATGGTTTTTTCCCATAATAGTCTTCAAACAAATTAATTTTGTTTTTGGGATCAGTTAGCCATTCTTTACTTTTAGACTCTTTATAGGCTTTATTTAATAGTTCTATAGTTAATCTTTCTGATTCTGCTAAAGATTGGATTTTACCAGTGTTCTTGTAATTATTTATAACATTTTCTATAATTGAGTGAACAATAGTACCCAAATGCATCGGCCAATTTGTCATTTGTTTTAGAAGATATAGTTTTTTTGTTTCCTCTGGAGCATTTTTTAACCAACCGTTCCAGGAAGCATAGTAGTTAAGGAAATATTTATAGGCACAATCATTAAGAAGTTTAGCGCGAGAGTTAGACCAAGCGAAAGTCGGTTCCATTATTGTGACCCTCCAGATGACAATATTATTTCTACGCATTTAGTCGCTTCATAACCACCTCCACCTATTGTATTATTTTCTGTTGAAGAATATTTTACTATAATAGGATTACCTCCTGACAAATATTCTAATTGCTCTTTAGATATCTTTATTTGATCAATTTTCATTTTATACCTTATATGATTCTATGGCCCTATTTATTATACTATCATCAACTATAGTTTTGAAAGCAAAATGTAAAATATGTATTTTATTTTTCCATAATTTTATCTGCTTTATCCATTCTTCTATCTGATATTTTTGATTGCCATCTGGATGGAAGTTATAATCAACATGATCTAAAAGCATAAACTTTTTATCTTTAAAATCTGAAGGATCATATATGTTTATTCCATCTGATGGAACTCTTTTTTGATTTTCCTGTTTATAATATTTCTTAAATAAACTAGAAAGTGTTTTTTGGTCTCTAGACCTCTCAGTCTCATGACATTGTATTTGTGCATTAACCCATTGTTTAACAAAAATCTTACTTCTTAGATTATTTTTAATAGCTAAAAATCCAGAACTAATATTTGTAGAATACCCATATCCAGTAGCAGCTATATCA